TAATGGCTTTTTTGATGAGGCCCACTACTCAGGCCCCCTAAGAGCGTTGATACAAACCAGAACTTGCGTAACTACAAACGCCGTCAGAGCCGCTCGCCAGCCCAGATACACATAGAAGACAGCTGGGACCCCGATAGCCAAAAGCACAAAAGCATATACTTCCGTGAGATTTGCGATTATTCGGCCGACTTGGGCTCTGAAATAACTGGTTATGCTCGACATCGGCTGAAGGGTAACACAGGGGAGCAAAAGTGGTATAATGAAAGTACAAATTAAACACATAACGGAAGGAGCAGATACGTTATGACATGGATCAAACAAGAAGCTGAAACAGAATTTATATGGGCCTTTGGAAATGTTTATCCCGCCGCTGTAATATGTACGGCTTATGAAGAAAACGAAGATGGCGAAAAAAGATTAGTTGAACAGAAAACCTTTAATCTAGTAGAAGATACCCCTGATATGACAGTCTCCAGTAAATTTAATATCAAGAAGGGCGAACTTCTTACTTTGGATATGACAGGTACTGGGGGCGAGAAGCATACAATGAAAGTGACAGATACAAATACAGTGGGTGAGACTACCAGCCTGAAATTAGAAAAGCCCTAAACGTGGCCGACGAATCAAAGATAACCAAATATAGCAAGCTAGAACCTTGGCCAAAAGATTTAAACTTCCGTAAAGGAGATGTTGTTAAAATTGATGGCAAGGACTGGGAGATATTGGACGTTGAACGTGTCAGTCATGATCAAGTCACTCTAAAAGTTACTAAACCGAGACCCCTTTAAAAGAACCCCATCTCTACCTTCGGCCGCTCAGGTGAGTAGTAACAGATAATACAAGCATCGGCTAAGTCCGGTGATCTAAACCCACGCTTCTTGTAGTCGGCTTTAGACTCAACCATTCGCCGGCCACGGGAGTCCTGCTTCCATTGCCTGGTTGTAAGCTCCATAAGCAAATCAGAGTCCATCGGGAGAGATGCTTCAGGCATCACATTCGCCATATGGAACCACGCTTCAGAGATTAGATTAGGGTATTTATCTGGCTCGGTTGCTTTTTCGCCAAAGTTAACAGCCATTATGTTATACCCTCGCTTCATCATCTCATCAGTCACCCCACCACCGACACCAGTATCGTCCACTTTAATTAGTATCTTCTTGTCATTGCCTACGAATCGCTCAATTTCGTCACATATCTGGGGGATACGGAGCTTCTGGAACACTCGTCGCTTCATCGTAGCTAGACCTTTACGCTTCCAAAGTGCAGTACGGTCATTACCCATTCGAGCCACATCTACCCCTACTTCTTCGGCTCCATCATCGGTAGCAGGACGTTGCATCGCCCTCAAGGTATCGTCACGAGAGATAATGCTGCGTTCTTGTTGGCTCATCGGTTCACCTAGCCACTTATGAGCATACAACCCAGGATCAGTCCTCTTGTCGTTCTCAATCTCCTGCTTGATCACGTCAGAAAGGTAGCCGTATTTATCCATCACGTCGTAGTTCAGCTTAGACACGTAAGTATTAGGGGGTTTGTTTAACACATACCTGACAAATACAGGGTCTAGTTCATTAACTCGGTTAAAAGTAAAAATCAAGCGGGAGCCAGGCTTACGAATCGTTGGTGTCAGGATGTCTAGGGAGTTGTCTGAGATGCTCTGGGCTTCCTCAACCCATACCTCATCAATACCTTCGAGAGACTTGATCTCGGTAACGTTATTGTGGAGACCACGGAAGATCCACTCCGAACCAGTCACACGGTTACGGATAGAATCATTAGTGATGATGTAGTCCTTGAACTTGTGCTTGTCTATAATGTCACAAAGCAGTTTGTGTACTGAATCCCTAATGGTGTTCTGGAACTCACGGGTGCAAAGGAATCTCTTTTTGAATTGCCGACCTCTAAGTACCTGGGACTCAGCCACGTTGTATGACTTACCTGAGTAACGACCACCGTGCAGTACAATGTTACGCCAATCAGGGTTGTATAACTCCTTATATTCTTCTGGGATAGGTATGCCCATTAGATCTCCAGTACTTTGGGGGGATCGAGAGCTAGGATAGTTGGAGGTAAGCTGAAGCTACCTTTGTAACCAGCGATGAAGTAGACATAGGTTTGATAGGGCTTGATCATGTACCTGGGACGATAGATAGTATCAAGCCGTTTCATAGCTTAACGCCCAGCTTTAAGGCAATCCACCCAATTAAGAAGAAGGGCAGCCAGATAGGAGTCATCACAATAAAGAAACCTAGAAGGAAATAGTCTAAGGGATCGTAGTGTCTCATCAGTGCCTAACCTTATACGTTAGATACTTACTGAAGTGGATGTTGTAACCGGCTTGCTCTAGTCTTTCGAGGAAGTACCAATCCTCATGGGCTTCAGTCTGGAAAGGATTATCGAGTGCAACCTGACGCTTAACACTGAATGAGATACCAACGTTCGACCACATCACTTCAGGTACTAGAGGTAGTACTTGGCCATGAAGGAAGTAAGACCTAAAGTGAATTACATCAGCTTCAGGATGGGCTATAATCTCTTCTTCTAATCTCTGAACGTAATCAGGGTAGATAGTATCGTCGTCGTCAAGGAAGGATACCCACTCAGTCAGGGCTTGCTTAATTAACTCATTGCGGACTACTGCTTCACCTTTGCGCTCTGTGTCTACATGGAATAGATAGGGATGGCCTGATACTGAATCAAGGGCACGTTGCAGAGTAGGGCGGCCAATGCTGGGAATGATGAAGGTAGTGGTGTCGGAAGGTGGTAGTAACCCCATCAATTCTAATTCTCGAGGAGTAGCGACCCTACCATCAGCTAAGGTCATGCTGACACCAACGCTTCGTCATAACAACAACACGAGCTACAGTGCGGAACCTTGGTCAAATAGTTCTCGCCACTAGCCATAGACTTCAATTTGTGACAAGACCAGCACACCAACTGAAGATCATACATCGTTACCTTAGGACCGTACCGTAAGTGATCTATCTCATAGCTCTTACGCCACTCACCGCACTCAGCACAGCAATCCCCAAAGGTTTCTATCATCAAAGGTAGAAGATATTGCCGCATCGACTGAGTTAATTTGTGAGCAACCGCAACGTTCATTTTTGGTTCTATGGCGTAAAATAGTTATTTGACGACCCAGACAAAGGGCGAACGTACATCTGTTGGTGCTCATTAAGTGTCGCACAACCTTGTGAATGTTCGGTTATTACGCCACGTACGCAAGAGGATTGCAATATCTTCATGCCATAACTTTCCTAAGCCTACAATCAGGCGCATGACACTCACCAAACTTACAAACCCCAGGCTCCACCCATTTGTTTAGACGATGGTTGAAGACTTTGCCGTTGACTGTGGGAGTTCCTTCGGCCGTAAAGCCATGCACATCATCAGACTGGGCTACAAACACTTGTCCCTCAAGCTTCTTTAGCGTGTCAGCTAGTACTTTCTTAGCGTTACGGTTTGGTGTTACGCTAACTGATTCTGTTACGCTATTTGTTACGCTAAGCGGTTCGGTTGTTACGGTAACTCCTCTTGAAGCTGTGACACGGCACTTAGGGGAACAGAATTTGGCCGTACTCCTCTTGGCTTCAAACTCCTTACTACATACCTGACAGATCATTCCGCGCCCTCCACTTTCTCTCGTTCCTTCTTAGAACTAACGAACTGAACCAAGGCTGGCTGCAAGGCTTCCCCATCTGTTGTGACGTCTGTTCTCTCTACATATCCATGTTTGGCTAACAGGAGCTTACTGATCACAGGATTGTAGTCACCAGATAAACCTTTATTGATCAATCTCTCAGCCTGTAGTTGACGTACATGCGTTAACATGTCGGAGAACTCTTTATAATGCTTTGCCCACTCATACAATGTGTCTCGGTGTACTCTCAACCTGTTAGCTAACCCTTCTATGGTAGGTAGGTGTGCATCTATGATCCTGATAGGTCTCTTGTCCCCTATGTACTCAACCTTGTCTATACACTCGTGTAGATACTTCTCAGTCTCTGTAATAACTGCAGGGGAATACTTGGTAGGTTGACCACCTGGGTTTACTATCTCTCCTTCTACTTTCTTGAGACCTTTAGACTTAGGCACTCCAGCCCCATTTCAAAAGTCTTTTACCATTCCAATATATTGCTATGCCTCTTGAGCCTCGAATAACAAACAACCCAGCTTGATATTTAGCCCATGCATCGGCGGTAGCAATAACGGTTATACGATTATCTCGCCCATAGCGTATTACTCTAGGCTCCGGCAAAAGATATCTATTCCTCACTTTTGCCCCGCTTTTATGTAGTTACGGAGCGGGCGATAAGATTTACCAGAGGAAGATGGTGCCCCCGCTACAATACCCATTAGCCTGAATAATCCCCATTCTTAGCCCCTTGGTGCAATCTCCTAGCTACTTTGTCAATAGCATCTTCACGGGTTTTACCGTTCTCGCCCATGATCATGTCGGGTACTTCGGGTACATCAAAAAAGGTAAAGGTATACTGTGTAGTCCCCTGAGGTTTCTCAGGGCTATTTTGCTCAGCATCATCCCCTTTAACTATCTGGGCTTTGGCTGCTAATGTTTTGTATTCTTCCATTACTTGGTCCGTTTCTGACTCTTAGTGCGCTTCTTGGGCTTCTCGTCCTCGAACTCAAAGGCTCTAGCCAGTTGACGGACTCCATTAGCAGTGACAAAGGCTGGTTGCTTGTCATCTCCGTACTCAATTACTGCGTCTTTTACTTCTACTCCATTCCTCAATACTTTCATGCTTCTACTCCTGTTAAAGTCGGCTGAAGGGTACATGATTTTGCCTCATATAGCCACATCTTTTTCATAACGCCTCCACACTTTCTTTAGAAAATTCCAGGCTTTCGCCCCCATCGATTTTTAAGTTGCTCCCACTGAAGTACCACTGACGACTCCGAGCTCGGGTTACTTCCCACTTGATTCTTCTTTGCTGACGTTTTGCGAGGTCTAAGAGCCGTTTCATAACTACTTCGGGGTTCAAGTCGGCTATGGCTACCTCATGGCTTACAGTGAAGCTATTGGCGTATGAATGGGGTTTGCGGTTGTCTAGGGGGTAACTTAAGCCGATCTTGCAGCGTCCCTGTTCCAAGGCTTTGCTGTGCATGATGTAAATCTGGGTATTCTCTGGGGTTAGGACGGACAGCATCTCATACGCCCGATAGATAATCTCTATCTCTCCAGGCTTCAGCCAGACCTCTATAAAGGAAGTTATTACTGGGCCATTCTTGTCGTCTGGGGTCACAACTTAATCCTCGGAGCGATATCAGGGGGTAGGGGGGACGAAGGCCAGGGGAGTCTATA